ATTCCTTCCGGTTACACGGTTTCCTAGCCGCTGTGTCTGTACGCCGACTAGAGGAGGTTGGCGAGGAGTTGAGCCGGTGGGCGACATCCGGTCTGACCCGGGTCCCCACCGGCTATCCCCTCTTTGACTCCAGAACAAACGGAGGCATAGCCCCCGGGGAAGTGTTCCTGTTCCTGGCCCGCACCAGTGTCGGTAAGACCTGGTGGGCTCTCAACATGATTGCCAACCAAGACGAAACCACACCGATGGTCTTCTTCTCCTTGGAGATGCACGCCCGGTACATACTCCAACGCCTGGCTGGGATCGCCAGCAACACCCCGACGATTGACATTGAACGGTCATTATCGACAACGGGAGAAGCCGCCGGGGTAGGCATAGCGGAGAGGCGGTACCCGATGCTGGCCATAGAGGACGAGCCCGGCCTATCGGTACGATCCATGGGGGAGGCCTTAGAGGAGTACGCCGCCACCTTCGGTCAACCAGCCAGGCTCGCTGTCGTTGACTACATGGAACTCGTTCGGGCCCCCGGCATGAGCCAGATGGAGAGCGTGGACAAACTGGGGTGGTCTCTCAAAGACTTCGCACGCAAGGAGGACATCGCCCTGGTACTCCTACACCAGGTCAAACGGGGGGACAACAACCAGGGCCACCAGCCCCTCACCATGACCGACGCCCGGTTCGGTGGGGAGATGTCCGCCGACTATGTGGCAGGGGCCTTCCGGCCCTGCCTGAACCCCAACCTGAGCCCGGACATGAGGGCGGCGATGGAGGACGACTTCCGGCTCCAGTTCCTCAAGACCCGCTCCTCAGGCGGAATCTACCCGGACGGTGTCCGGCATTACTTCGACACACAGACCGGGTCAATCGTTCCCATGCCCTCCGATTTACCTAGCGGACAACTGGGGTTCTGATGGGCGTCATCATGGAGAAGCAAACGGTGTACCTGGGGGCGGGCCTTACTCGGTTTGCCTGGCGTATCTACGACGACGACGTAATGGTCGATTACGCCTTCACTGAGGAAGAGGCAGAGAAGAAGGTCAGCAGTCTCAAAGAGCAGAGGGAGCATCGTGATGGGGCTTAGTGCGAGAAGGTCGTTCTTGTCCTGGCTCCGGTTGGGAATGAAAAACGGGTGGATCGGTCCACCTGTGTGTGATGTCCATGATGGAACCCCGACCTCTGAGGAGGAGGACGAATGCGATTTCGACTGCTGCATTCATGTGGTACGCCTATACACCGACCCTGAACACAAGGCGGCGGTGGAAGCAAACCACTTTATGACACAGGAACGAAAGAGGGAGTTCGGTGGAGACTGAACTGGACGAAATGAGGGAGATCGCCAGAGAGGTCCGCATGGAGACCGTCCTGGACTTACTGTCTCTTGACCCGCCGGACAGCAGCCACAAGATTCGGTCGATCAACAACCCCGACGAGAACATACCCAGCCTCCACATCTATGAGTACGACTTCTACGACTTCTCTACCGGCCAGGGCGGGGACCAGATTGAGTTCGTGAAGTTGGTTCTGGACTGCAACTTCTGGCGTGCTTTGACATTCATCTGTCAAGCAGAGGGGATGGACGGCAAACGAGATGAGATAGCCCCCAAGGCGCTGCCTGATCTGACCGACAGGTTCAACGACGAACCGGCAGGCGGTGCGACACCCCGGCAGAACGCCCGGGACAAGGTGGCGAAGAAATGGCCCTACCTGACCCTGGACGATGTTGAGTCGTTCGGTATCAAGATCACCCAGCATTCCTTGTGGATCCCGTTCTGGTATGAGAACAAGGTCGTAGGTATAAAGACCAGGGGCACCATGGGAGCAGACAACAAGATGAGCGTCAAAGGGAGCCGCTTTACGATGGCTTTATACAGTGTTCTGTACCGCCCAGAAGCCACCCACGCTTGGATCTGTGAGGAGGAGTCAGACACTTGGTGCTTGTCTAAGGCCCTCAGGAGCGATGAACGTCACGCTGTCTACGGTCTACCAGCAGGGGCCGGGGCCATCCAGGCCCGCTGGTTCAACGGTTGGCCCTACAAGACCACGTTTCTCCTGTTGGATGACGACCTGGCTGGTCGGGCCGCTGCTGCCAAAATCCGAACCGCCTTGGAAGACTTCGATGTCCAGGGCATTTTCCTACCCGGTGGACGGCTCGCAGAGGCATTGGCCGAAGGCTGGGCCCCCCCGGCAGTAGACTGAAGTGCAATGTCTAACCCTGCCCGGTCCAAAGGCACCGCCTTTGAGAATGAAGTCCTTGTCGCCCTGCAAGAGATATGGCCCGGTGCCGACAGGGCCAAGGCAGGCAACAAGTCGGACGACTTCACTGGGGTACCTATCCCCGTGGAGGCCAAGCACCGGAAACAGTGGGACATACGGGAATGGGTGCGGAAGATACGGGCCGTGGCACCCAACTACCAGTGGGCCATCGTGGCGGCGGACGGGGACAGACGACTGGCGATGTCCCCGGGCACCGTGGCAATCGTGGACGCAGAGTTCCTGTACGAACTACTGGAGGCCTGGAGCATGCTGGGTGTGCCAGAGGAACTGGCCGATGAGTGAGCCCTACAAGCGCACCCGGGAACAGAAGGCCCACGACTTCTCCAACGCCCGGCATTACGAGGAGTATGTGGCAGAGTCCCTGGGGGTACCGGTTGTTACCCGGTTCGATGCCACTGATGACCTGGACATCTGGGTGCCGGGTTACTACGTCGAAGTCAAAGAGAAGAACCAGAAATACACGCCACGTTGGCACCTGGTTGACGGGGTCCCCGAACGCAACCTGTTCGTAATAGACGAACTGACTATCCGGCGGGCCTGCACCAAGTACCCCCATGTGTTCTTCCTACTCAAAGACAACGTGGGCGGGGCCGACCCACGGCTCTACATCGTCCCCATTTGGGAACTGATAGGGGTGGAGAGGGTTCGCAGGGACCGGAACGGCAAGGGTAAGTGGATCATCGACCTAGACAACTTCACCAGGATCGCTGACGAAGCCGACATTCCTGCCTTTGCCATACACGCCCTCGTCAAACAACTCTGGTTGACATCAGAGTGTCAAACAAGGTTGGAAGTCCCAGAAGTATGAGCCTCAACACCTTTCTTATGCTCTGCAACACCTGGATCTTCTGTAGCCTGATCTACCGCCAGATCCGGCTCCGCCGCAGAGAAGCGGACATAGACGAGCGCCAGTTCTGGATCTCTAAGATGAAAGATTGGAACTGAGAGGAAACCATGGCACTTAGACCGACAGGTGAAGACAGGACGATGACCAGAGAGGCGCTCCTTGCGGAGCGAGAGAAAGACGCCGCCGTTCTGAGGGCGAAGTGGAAGGCCGAACGGGAAGCCATGGGTAACAGGAACCGTCGCCTGCCAAGTCCTGCATGATCGTAGGGTTTGGCCACCGGGCCCAGGTAGGTAAGGACACGGCAGGAGACTGGCTGGTGAAACAGGGCTGGGAGCGCCTAGCGTTCGCAGACCTGGTCCGGCAAGTCCTCTACACGCTGGACCCGGTAGTCGACCCCGTATCAACCGACTACTACTTCTGCCTCCGAAACATGGTCGACAAGATGGGTTGGGAAATAACCAAGAGCAACCGGGAGGTCCGGGGCCTGCTCCAGAGGCTGGGACATGGCCTGCGTGACATCTTGGACCCTGCCGTGTGGTGCAGGCCGGTAATCAAAAAAGCCGAACTCCTAGATGAGCAAGGCACCAACGTAGTCATCACCGATGTCCGGTACATGAACGAAGTGGAAGCCATCTGGAAGGCGGGAGGAAGGGTCTACCGGATAGACAGGGATGTGCCCATCCTCAACCACACAGGCGAGGAACAGTTGGACGAGTTCCAGGGTTGGGACGGGGTCATTGACAACAACGGGTCAACCGACGGACTGTATGACCAGGTCAAGGCCCTGGTTATGGGCTACACGCTGGATGTAGATTGACCCCATGAACAGGGTCACCAAACTTCTCGTAGCGGTCACAGGGCTCTTGGTAGCGGTCGGCACCCTTGTCGGTACCATCAGTATGACCATCGGCAAGGGGCCAGACGCCCCCGCCGGGGTTACGATTATCTTGAACAGCCCAGAGGCTTACGAGACATTCCTCGCTGAACACCCATCAAACGGCTGACGGAGACACCATGGGGTTAGTAGCAGGTAGCGACACCTGGGCTGTTTGGACGACCCAAACGGGCACCGAAGGGCACCCGACCTCGTTCCACTACGCCCCCACCGAAATAGGGTTCACCCATGAGGTCCACCCGACAGGGGAATGCCTCTGCGGCCCCCAGCGGATAGATGTTTGGCATGAGACCCCAGATGGGGAGATGTTCATACCCCATTACCGGCATC